GAATAGAACCTGCAATATATATCACCATAGTGATAGACTTGCATGTTTGCATGTTGGTATGTTGATATATCATCATGCTTTCCAACGGCTGTTGGGCTTGCCGTCCGAAACAACCGACACGAATACCGTCGTATTCTCTTTTCGCCCGTGTATAATCCTTTCCAATAATGCCCTGCGGACTTTCGCCGCCCCGAACGATTCGACACGGAAAGCAAGGGCGGCTATCGTTTCGAGGTTGTAAACCTCCGCGCTGTATCTATCCGATATGCGGATAATGCGCTTTATATCATATATACTCAAAACTCCGCTTTTGCAGAGTGCCTTTATCCCTGCTCGAACCGTCGGGGCGATAACCCCGAACAGTTCGCAGATTTCCCACTCGGTCATGGCGGTTGCACCTATATCGCTCGGCAGGAAGATATTGCCCTGCCCGTCCATCGTGATAATATTCCTTTCTTCTTTCATCGGTATTCTGTTTTTAATTAGATGGCTCGGCAGATATTCTTCTCCATATCCTCCAACTTGTGCGACAGGGTTTCCATGTCTTGGCTTATCTTTTGGGCGGTGATTTTGGCGTAAATTTGGGTGGTTTTTATGTTCGTGTGTCCCAAAAGACGGCTCACCGTTTCGATGGGTACGCCGTGCGACAGAAGTACAGTCGTGGCGTTCGTGTGGCGTCCCACGTAAGTAATATTTAGAAATGCAATAAAAAACAGAATGACGATAATTAAACGTAAAACGTTTATAATTAAGCATTTTGCAAGATTTGCAGAACAGACAGACCTGCAAAAGAAAACAAAATATTGCGACGTTTCAGTTACCAGACTGTTAGCCGCCTGTTTCGAAAACAACGGCAGGTAACCGAATTTTTACCGATAGGAACAAAGCGGATTTGTATTCACTGTTTATCAATGTTTTGCATGCCAAAGGACGCTTTTCAAAGGAGTATTTTTACAACCTAAAAAAGAGCGTTATGAAAGTGGAAAAATTCAAGGTGCTGCTCTACCTGAAAAAGAGCGAGCCGGACAAGACCGGCAAGGCCCCGATCATGGGACGGATCACCCTCAACCGCACGATGGCGCAGTTCAGCTGCAAGCTCTCCTGTACCCCCGGGCTATGGAACGCGCGTGAGAGCCGATTGAATGGCAAGAGCCGGGAAGCGGTGGAGACCAATGAAAAAATAGAGAGGCTGCTGCTTGCCGTACACTCGGCCTTCAATTCCCTCATGGAAAGGAAAAAGGATTTCGATGCCGCCGCGGTCAGGGACATGTTCCAGGGTAACGCGGGCATGCAGATGACCCTGCTCAAACTTCTCGACCGGCACAATGAGGAGATGAAGGCCCGTGTCGGCGTGGACCGTGCACCGACGACAATGTCGACCTACGTGTACACCCGGCGCACCCTTGCCGAATTCATCAAAACGGAATTCAAGGTCTCGGACCTCGCCTTCGGACAGCTCAACGAGCAGTTCATCCGTGACTATCAGGATTTCTGCCTGGAAAAGAAGAAACTGGCAATGGAGACGGTGCGCCATTACCTGTCCATCCTGAAAAAGATCTGCCGCATCGCCTACAAGGAGGGGCACTCGGAGAAATACCATTTCTGCCACTTCAAGCTGCCCAAGCAGAAGGAGACAACACCGAAAGCACTCAGCCGTGAGAATTTCGAGAAGCTGCGTGATCTGGAGATACCGGAAAAACGCAGGTCACATGTCATCACCCGGGACCTCTTCCTTTTCGCCTGTTACACCGGCACCGCCTATGCTGATGCGGTAAGCATCACCCGGGAGAACCTCTTCCGGGATGACGAGGGCAGCCTCTGGCTGAAATACCGGCGAAAGAAGACTGACTACCTCGGACGCGTCAAGCTGCTGCCGGAAGCACTCGCGTTGATCGAGAAGTACCGTGACGATACCCGCACTACCCTCTTCCCGCCGCAGGACTACCACACGCTCAGGGCAAACATGAAATCCCTGCGCCTGATGGCGGGGCTGAGCCAGGACCTTGTCTACCACATGGGAAGGCATTCTTTCGCCTCATTGGTCACGCTCGAGGAAGGGGTGCCGATCGAGACCATCAGCAAGATGCTGGGACACTCCAACATAAAGACCACCCAGATATACGCGCGTGTAACCCCGAAGCGACTGTTCGAGGACATGGACAGGTTCGTCGAGGCAACCCGCGATTTGAAACTTATTCTTTAATCCTTAAACAATCATTATCATGCGCAGTACATTCAAGCTTTTATTCTACATCAACCGTAACAAGGTAAAATCGGACGGCACGACCGCCGTCCTCTGCCGGATCAGCATCGACGGAAAGAAATCGGCAGTCACGACAGGCATCTATTGCAAACCCGGAGACTGGGACAGCAAGAAGTGTGAAATCAAAACAGCCAGGGAGAACAACCGCCTTGCCGCCTTCCGAAGCCGGC